TATCCGCTTGTCGCCTCGCTTGGCGCATTTGCGAATCTTCTCAACTAGCGCGTGAGCTTCTTCCGGATGAGTTCCCAAGTCGCTTGTAATATCGAGCGCGCGAACGATTCCGTTTTCATCAGGGTTGTGATCCGACTTACGAGCCGAATGTCTGGTGTCTCCAATCCACCCGTCGCTCTTGCGCGATCTTTCCATATAAAGGTCATCTATCTGCTCCCTTAATTGCTGACCGGCTTTGCATAATTTAGGCATCTAATAAATCCTTTTGAGGAACAATCCATTTACAAGATTCTTCATCAAATCCAATCGCATTATCTGGTTTTGGCGCAATAAAAGCATCTCTATTTTGGTCGTAAGTAAAACCAATTCCAGCATAATTTTTACGAATTTTGCCATTGTATGAGGTTCTAACACATTTTTGATTTCTAAAATTAGAATACCAAGTTTCAGGGTTGATACCTTCAATTAATTCATTTTCATCAATGCCTACTATCACTTCAACAACGATGTTATCTTCATTTAAAAAAGCGTAGTGTGCCATTAGGACCAACTCACATTTCCAGTGCCAGCAGTAATCGTCGCTATGGTATTTGAACCACTTGTTGTTGTTGAACCCGTTAATCCAGCTCCAATTGTGATAGTTCCGGCACTGGTTGGGAATTTTATAATGATTACGCCAGAACCGCCATTACCAGAATTATTAGCGCCATTCCAACAAGATCCACCGCCAGCGCCTTTATTGGCTTCACCAGATGTGGCATTACCACCGCCGGATTCAGTTCCTCGACCGCCACCACCTAAACCACCATCAACGGCGTTCCAGCCAGATTCATTCTTTGAACCGTTTCCGCCGCCGCCATAATAAATATTTGTTCCAGTTATGGATTTTTGAACACCATCACCACCATAAGAACGGCCATCAGTTCCGCCATTTTCACCGGCACCACCACCGCCACCACCAGCTCTCGGCGAATCATCATAACCGCGTTCGCCATTACTTATTGTTCCGGTTGCGCCATTGTTATTATTATCAACACCAGTTCCGCCACCAGAGGCAAAAGTTCCAGCAGGTGCAACTTCGAAAGCAGTTGCTCCGCCGCCGCCACCGATTGCAGTTTGTGTAAATCCTGTTGATGATGTACCAGCCGTTCCCGGACTCGAATTAACCCAAGCGCCACCAGCGCCAATTGTCAGAGAATAATTTGTTGCTTTATTAACAACAGTTGAACCATCTAATACGCGACCAGCGCCACCGCCGCCGCCGGCAGCGTGTCCACCACCTCCACCACCACCAACAATTAAATAATCAATGTTTATGGTGCGAGGATAATTAGCTGATGCAATAATTCCCGGAATTACCTGCATTATGCAAGATCACCAACAATTGTAAAAGTATTTGAAGCGGTGCAAAGAATTGTGCAAGCTGAATATTGAGCGCGGAGTTTTGGAGCCGAAGATGTTGCACCTGTTGAGGTAATAGTCACCCCAGAGCCTTGCGAAAAAGTAACTTGACCGACTCCAATTTGCTGCAAATGAATGACGTTTCCGGCTGCGAAAACCGATGGCGGAACAGTTACTGTAATTGCAGAACCATTGGAGGCAGTGACCCATTTACCTAAATCGGCTGCCACAAAAGTATAAGTAGTTCCGGTCTGGGCGTTGAAACTTAAAGTTGTGTCATCTTGTTCAGTCCAAGTGAAATCTAAATCTGTGTTCGAGGCTTTGGCTAATACCTGTCCGGTTGTGCCGCCTTTGAGATCAACGAAAGAAGTATCTATCGAGTTGCCCAAAGTGCGCATCGCCAGAGCGCCATCTTTGACAAGATCTGTATCGTCAGGGGTTTCCCACCCGAAGTTTGTTGTTGTTGCCATTAGCTGATTACTCCTATCGCGTCTTGCCATTCTAGCGTATTAAGTATGCTGTTCCACGTTTCTGCCGCGTTCACTTGATCCCAAGTCTGAGCTGCTGCGCTGAATTCGGTCGGTGATGCGGTGAAAGTCAATGAAAGCCCGTTGAGGGTGCTAGTCCAAGTCCAGCCCTCGATATAGCCGGTGAACTCGCCGCCGTAGATATTGATGGGCAGATTGGTTATTTTGACCGGCTGGCCCATAAATACATTTATCAGAGCATCTCGGTCGGCGTCAGTCATTTCGGGATTTTGAAGCGGAAAGGTTATTGAATCGAATAATGGGCGAGGATAGGCGCGAAGGGCAATTTGGCGATCTACGATTGTTTGAGCGTCTGTGGCATCGTGAACGAGCGAATTCTCTTGGACTGAGTAAAGGCCATAAAGGTCTATTGAATCTTGGTCTAAAGCCGTTTTGGAGCTGTTAAAGTTATTGCCATAGTTGATTTGATAATCGTTAATAATCTTGCCCGAGCGGATAGATTGCTTAATGCCAGCGGCGAAAGCCTCGCGAGCGTTTAATTCTGTATATCCGTTAGCGAGTAGGTATGTCTGCCGATGAGCTGCGTCTGCGTAACCAATTTCTCCATTGGCGTTTTCGTAGACATAGCCAAGAGCCGAATTGGCGATTTGAGTAACAATTGAGTAGTAATCAATTGGGCTGGCTGAACGCTGAACCATTTCATACTGTCCGGGTCTATCAATGTCGCCAAGCCCTACGTCGCCAGCATTGGCCCACGTCGTTGTCGGATCATAACTGCTCCATTGTTGCGCTGGGCTCACTTCATTCCAAGAGGCAAGCAGCAAGGAACTAAGAATTGTGTAAATTTGGTCGCCATCATCATCTTGGGCTAGCGAGTCAATCCAGATGGCTTTTGAAAGTTTGGATAATGCGCCTAAAGCAAAGATTTGAATTTGAGTCACATAAGCGACTTCGCCAGCAGTTCTGACGCTTGTTGAAACGTCGCTGATTCGTCCACCGAATAGGCTAACCCAGTTGCCGCTCGTATCTTTGACTTCGAGGGTTACGCCAGTATTAACGCTCCAATCATAAAACGCGTTGGTCGCATTGATGAGCTGCAAATTGCAATAACCAGCTTGGGCTTGGGTATTAACGTCGGTGCGTCCAGAAGTAGCCGTGAAGCCGACAAGGGTTAAATCTGTGGCATCTGTGCCGTTAATTAAAACGCGATACTCTGGTGTCCAAGCTGTCATAACTCTTGTCTAATTCCAAACAACTGGCTTCCGCCACCAGTTCCGCGAGAGTTTGAATTGTTGAGAGCTGAGACAACTGCTCGAGTGAAGCCTTCTTCATCAATTGCACTCGGGGCATTGACGTTAATGGTTACAGGGGCGATTCCTTGAGCATCTGCCAATCTTGAGAATCCGCCGAAGGATATCGGAACTGTAATGGCGCTAGATGATCCAACTGGGACGCTTGGGGTTGTTGTGACTTTCGGCGCTGATGTTGTTGGCGTTGTAACTCTTGTTGTAGGCGTTGAAGGTGTTACGTTAGCCGAACCGCTCGATGGTGGAATGATTGAAGCGCCGCCAAATGGGAGGCTTGCCGTTGGAACGCTTCCAGTCCTAGAAGTAGTTGTTGTGGAGATATTGGGAATGGTTGAGACGTTAGGCAGAATGGGAATTGAGTTGTAAGCGCGGATAATTTTATTAACTGCGTCAATAACGTCATTAGCCAATTCTTTAACTTTGCTGGTGACTGTGCCAATGATGTTGATGATTCCAGCAATTGTGGCTCCGACTGATTTAATCGCGCCCACTAAAGCCGTTTCAAAAATGGGAACGAGATACGTTTTAATGAAAGACCATAAGTCGCGCAGAGCTGCTTCGTTATTCTTAAATGCCTGAACGATTGGATCAATTGCTGCTCGCTTAGCCTCTTGGAACTTAGGAATGAGAACATTCACAACGTAATCAAGAAGTCTCTGAATGACTGGCAATAGTTGAGCGCCAATTGCTTCTTTGGCTTCATCAAAGCCGACTTTTAACCTAGCAATCTGACCTTCAAAAGTTTGAGCTTGAGTAGCAGCTGCACCGCCAAAGGTTTCACCTAATTGCGTTACTGCGCCTTGCAATCCCATTGTTTTGATTTCGGCAGCTGATAAACCGATACCCAAACGAGCCAGAGAAGCGGTGTTGCCTTCGTAGGCTTTACCTAATGCGTTGGAAACTGTTTCAACGTCTTTGCCGGTGGCGGCTGAAATATCAAGGGCAAGAGTTAATAGTTTTTGAGATTCGGAGACTGATCCTGTGGCTGTTGCGAGTCTTTGAAGCGCTGGACGCAACTTATCATCTGCTACGCCAGTAGCCAGAGCCGTCTTGCTTATCTGTTCCTCAACTGCCGCAATTTGGGCTTCTGTGGCTCCTGTGACGTTTTGTAAGGCAAGGGCTAGGCGCTTCTGAGCAGCTTCATCTTCTATCGCCGCTTTGACCCCTTCAATGGCTAATTTGCCAGCATAAGCGGCAGCCGCAGCAGCGGCAGCGGCAAAAGCCGCAGCGGCAATCTTGCCAAACTTTTCTAACTTACCGCCAAAGCCTTCGACCTCTTTGGAGCCAATATCCAGCTTCTTTTTTAAATCATCAACGTCAGCGAGGATTGATAACTTGAGAGTTCTACTTCCAGCCATTAGTCGTCCCACTTTCCGAGAATCTTAGAAAACGCATCTTCCCATTTAGCAATCAATTGAGGCTGAATTTTGCGAAGTGCCGGATAGATGAAATAGCCAGAATTTCCTCTGCCTTTGCGTGGGGTGCGTCGTGGGAACTGACGATAACGATTAGATCCGAATTCGTAACCTGCCCAGAGGTCTTTAGTTGATCCTCCACCAGAGAAACGCTGACTCGCGAATCCGTAAGAGAACTCGCCAATCTTCGAGGTTTTGGAAACTTTAACGCCAGAAGTAATGCGATTGACAACGGCTTGTCCAAAGGTTCTGGTGATGCCGTAGGCCTTAACCTCGTTGGCGGCATATTGAGCGAGCGCAAAACTTTCGCGTTTAGCCGCATCAATAGCTTCATCGTCCATCGCTTTGAACGCGGTAATGATTGAACGAAGTTCGCGCTTGTCATAGCTGATTGGTTCATCTGCCACCTTTGCGCTCCTTCAATATCTCAATTGCCGTTAATACTTGTTCGATGTCCGTCCACTCGCTCATTGGGATTCCGGTCGCTATTGCGACTTCGACAAGAAGCCGATTTACGCTTCCGGACTCGTAGCTTTTGGGCTTTCATCTCCAATCAGCATTTCATCAATGGACAGTTCCCAGATTTCCTGAGACTTAGTGGGCTTCCCTGCCGCTTCGCGCTT